ATCGTAGCGCAAAACAACCCGCAAATGCGAAAAGACTTTCTGACACGGTCGCTCAATGTGTTTACTTCCTCCATGCGTGCCTACTTCAACCTGAAAGAGTTCCAGAACGCTAACAAGGATTCAGGCATAATACTTGGGATACCGCCAATGCCGCCATACGCACACGGTGCGGATGCGATGAAGGCTTGGCGTGAAAAAGCTTTGGCGCATTTGGCCAGCCTGAAAATCAACTGGTATGGAGGAACTGACCTTTCCAAACTGCATGACCTTACAGCAACCGCCCTATATGGAACCTATCAGGACATCGATATCATCATCACGCATGAATGGTTCCCGATCACGGCTGCTACCGAAAAGGCAAAGGAAGACCAGATACCACTATTCGGGTGGCAGGACGAAGGGCACCTCACCATGAGCAATGGCGCCACAACCAATCATGCCGATGTGGTGAAGTGGTATCAGGACATGAAAAAGCGTGGATTCAAGATCAAGCAGATTGGACACGATCGCAAGTTCTGCCGCGAATACTTCACAGGGATGAAGAGAGCCGGATTTACCGTAATCGACCAGCCACAGTACACGTATAAAAAGAACGAGGGCTTCCGACGCATCGAAAAAAAGGCCAAGGACAAGAAGCTGTACTACCTGTGTAGCACGGCTTTTGAGTATTGTGTTGGAAACGTCTACGCCGTGGAAAAAACGGATGATGTCGTGATGTATGACAAGGCGGAAGGCAGCGGAAGAATCGACGTTTTCGACTGCGCTGTGTTTGCATCGGTTCGGTTACTCGAAGATATGGAGAAATCTCAAAACGCGAAAGGGTGGCTTGAATGAGCAAACATAGTCAATATCAACGCGCCAAGAGCCGGGATGCTCCCGTGAGCACAAAGCGCGATTCCACCGGCAGCACGGCCTGGCTTTGTTCGCCGGATGCCTATCGCATATTGGTGGGGAACGGGTATCAGCGCCTTGTAGATTGCCCTGAGGTGCGCATGTGCGTGAGCGTATTTGCCGATCTCATCAGCTCCATGACGCTGCACCTGATGAAGAACACCGATAAGGGCGACGTGCGTGTAAAGAATGAGCTGTCGGTCAAGGTGGACATTGAACCTCACCCGCTGATGACCCGCAAGCAGCTGATGTACAGCATCGTCCATACCCTGATGCTATCCGGCGATGGCAACCAGATCACCTATCCGCACCTGACAAGTCAGGGATATCTGGATAGGCTGGATCCGCTCAAGCCCTCCGTTGTCAGGTTAATGGATACGGAGGCCGGGTACGAAATTCTGTATGGCGCACAGCGATTCACCCCGGATGAAGTGCTCCACTTCGCGATCAACCCGGATCCGGAAAAGCCATGGATCGGAACAGGATACCGCGCGGTGTTAAAAGACGTTGTGAAAGGACTGCGCCAGGCAGGCGCTACCAAGCAAGCGCTGCTTGAATCTCCGGCGCCATCCATCATTGTGAAGGTAGACGGACTCACCGAGGAGTTCGCCGACAAGGAAGGCAGAAAGAAGCTGCGGGAACAGTACCTGGACAGCAGCGAAAACGGAGAACCGTGGTTCATCCCGGCGGAGGCGTTCGATGTGAAGGAGATCAGGCCGTTAACACTGAACGACTTGGCGCTTGCAAAGAACATTGAGCTGGATAAGCGAACCGCTGCGGCGATCTTCCGGGTTCCGCCATTCCTGGTGGGCGTTGGCGAGTTCAAAAAGGATGAGTATAACAACTTCATCAATTCATCGATCATGCCCATGGCGCAGGAGATTCAACAGGAACTAACACGCAAGCTCCTGTACTCGCCTGATCTCTATTGGCGGTTCAATCCGCGTAGCCTTTATGCATATGATATTGGTGAAATCATCGACGCAGGTGGCAGCATGGTTGACCGTGGCGCTATGACCCGCAACGAGTGGCGCGACTGGGTGGGCATTGGTCCGCGTGATGACATGGAAGAAATCCTCATGCTGGAGAACTATTTGCCGGTTGATAAGCTCGGCGATCAAAAAAAGCTGAAGGGAGGGACTGATGGTGAATGAACAGAATCGCGCCGAGCGCCAGACGCGTTCCATGCCGACCAGCTTTCGGGCATCCAACACGGATGGCAAGCGATACATAGAAGGCTATTTCGCAGTATTCGGCAGTATCTACGAATGGTGGCCGGGCGCGACGGAAAGCGTTGATCCCAAGGCTTTTGATGATACGCTGAGCGATGATATCCGTGCGCTGATCGATCATGAAACCCGGTTGGTGCTGGGCCGCACGTCAGCAAAGACGCTAGAACTGTGTGTGGACGAAAAAGGACTATATGCGCGCATCGAAATCAACGAAGAGGATAGCGACGCCATGAACCTGTATGCCCGCGTGCAGCGTGGCGATGTGAGCCAGTGCAGCTTCGGGTTCGATATTCTTTCCGAACGCACGGATGTAAACGCAGACGGATCCGTTCATTGGACGCTGGAGAAGGTGCGGTTGTATGAAGTGAGCTGCGTAACTTTCCCGGCTTACGAGGATACGTCTGTTGCTGCCAGGCAGGCTCGCCACAGCCAGTATGACAGTATTCAAAAGCGCAGGCTGGACGCCTGGCGCGAAACCATGAAAGCGAGGGTAAAGCATGCTTAAGCAATTGGTACTCACCCGCAAGATTGCGGAAAAAAACAAAGCGCTGGAAGAAGCCCGCGCCAAGGACGCGGGCTTTTTGGAGCGCAAAACAGCGCTTTCCACCCGAGAATCGGAGTTGGAAGTGGCGCTGAACGAAGCCACCACCGAAACCACCGACGAAGAGAAGGCGGTACTGGAAGCGGAAGTTGCTCAACACGAAACCGACCAGCAAGCGCTGGAGGCGGAAGAAGCGGAGCATGAAGCGGCCAAGCGCAAGCTAACCGAGGAAATCGCCGAGCTTACCAGTGAGCTGGACGCACTCAATGCCCGGGCGGTTACGCCGCCGGCGGCAAGCCCTGCCGCAAAGCCTGAAGAAAGAAAGGATGAACACCACATGCCCGAAACCCGCACCCGGAAATGGCTGAGTGAAGCCATCTCTCCCAACCTGAGCCGCGATGACGTGAAGGTTTTTCTCACCCGCGCGCGTGAGATGAAAGGCCAGAAGCGCGCTGTATCCGGCACCGATCTCCTGATTCCCGATGTGCTGCTGGGCATTCTCCGCGACAACATGCACCGGTATTCCAAGCTCATGAGCAAGGTGTACCTGAAGCCGGTTGCGGGCACCACCCGTCAGCGCATCGCCGGCAGCATCCCGGAGGGTGTGTGGACGGAAGCCGTTGGAGCGCTCAACGAGCTGTCGCTGTCCTTTAACCAGATTGAGGTCGATGGTTACAAGGTTGGCGGCTATATCGCCATCGCGAACTCCATTCTGGAGGACAGCGACATCAACCTGGCCACCGAGATCATGGACGCGCTGGGGCAAGCGATCGGGTTCGCGGTGGATAAGGCGATCCTGTTCGGCACCGGCACTAAAATGCCGATCGGTATTGCGACCCGCCTGGCACAGACCAGCGAGCCGAGCAACTGGGGCGCCAACGCGCCGACATGGACGGATCTCCACAGCACCAACATCCTGAAGCTCAACCCGGCGAGCTATGCCACCAACGAGCTTTTCTTCGCCGCGCTGATGCTCTATGCGAGCGTTGCTAAGGCCAACTACAGCAATGGCCAGAAGTGGTGGGCGATGAACAGCAAGACCTGGTACACGCTGCTCAGCAAGACCGTAACCTTCAACGCGGCGGGTGCGCTGGTGGGCGCCCAGCAGCAAACCATGCAGATCATCGACGGCGAAGTGGTGATCTTGGAGTTTATCTCCGATTACGACATCATCGGCGGCTACGGCTCGCTGTACCTGCTGGTGGAGCGCGCAGGTGTGCAGCTGGCTGAATCCGAGCATGTGTTCTTCCTGCAGGAACAGACCGTGTACAAGGGCACCGCACGCTATGATGGTAAGCCGGTGTTTGGCGAAGCGTTTGTGATGATCAACATCAACAACGGCAACGCCACCACCAGCAAGACCTTCGCCGGGGATGTAGCCAACACGGTTGTTACCCCTTCCGCGCTGCCGGTTGCTGGAACGTTTGACACTTCCGCGCAGGTGTTCCTGAGCTGTGACACCATGGGCGCCGTGATCCACTACACCACGGACGGAAGCACGCCCACGGCTGAAAGCGCGGCCTACAACGGCCCGATCACGCTGAGCAACACGACCACCATCAAGGCGATCGCCGTGAAGGCTGGCCTGGCGAACAGCGCGGTATTCAGCGCGACCTACACGAAAAACCCTTAACGGCGCGCCTGTCGGGGCTGACGATTGGCGCGCTGACGCTTACGCCGGTGTTTGACGCGGGCGTATTCGAGTATGAAGTCAGCACAAGCAACGCAACCAACACCATCACCGCGACGCCAGCGGTAGGCTGGGGCGTGAAGGTGTACCTGAACGATGAGCTGCATACCAACGGCACAGCTGCCACGTGGAATGACGGAGCAAACGAGGTTCGTGTTGTGATGACCGAGCTGGGTGTTGCACTCGTCCCTGCCATTGAGTATGTGATCACCGTTACCAAGGCCGAATAAAGCAAGAACCGCAAGCGCTTGCGGAATTGAAGGAGTGATGCCGGATGGCATACGTGGAAAATACCGTGCTCGGAATCGTCAAGGCGAGGTTGAACCGTATGGCATCCGACGCCTCTTTGGATGACTACCTCAAAGCGCGCATTGCTGCAGTAGACACAGAGTTGAAACGAATAGGCATCACGCTGGCGGAGGACGATGTGGAAGACACCGTGCTCTTGGCCGACGTGACCGTCTGGCAGCATCAGAACCGCGACAAGCCCGGAGCGATGCCTGAATGGCTTCGCCTACGCCGGAGAGAACGGTGGCTTTCGCAGCGGGCACGAAGCGAGGAGGCGGGCACATGATTCTGGACAAAGGCATCTGCTCGGTATTTCGGGAAGGCGACATCTCTGCCGCAGGGAAAAAGCCCGCAAAAGGATACACGTTGCTGTGCAAATCGTGGTATGGAGAGCTTTCGTTTGAAACGGTTCCTTACCGCACAACCGAACCACGGGAGGATGTTAAGACGGATGCGCGGATCCGAATCTTGCAGAACCGTAGCATCGACAACCGGGATACGGTTCTCCTTTCGGATTCGAACGCCGTAACGAGCAGCTCCATACAGTATACGATTGAGCGTGCCTATCATGGAGTCGATGAGGAGAGCGGAGAACTGATCACCGATCTCACGCTGAAGAAGGTGTAGACATGACCTTGGATCAATTCGGAGCGCTGCTGGTAACGATCGACCCGGACGTGAAGCACTTCGATTCCATGGCGGAGGGCAACTTCACGGTATGGCAAGAGTACGAGCGCATTAAAGCCTATGCTGACGGGCGAAATCAAGGCGGATGGAAAGTCCAGATCGAGCGTTACACAACAGATGAAGACGATGCCATTGCAACTGCGTTGGAATCGGCTTTTGATGCGAGTGATGAGATCGCTTTTCATCACGAACTGGACTATGACGCAGAAAGCGGATTGATCCGTCACATTTTCGATTGCGAGGTGGGCTAGATGGCAAAGTTCCAATCCGTGAACGTGGACGAAATAGCCCGAGAGCTGCAGCGTCTGGGACAGGTAACCAGCCCTATGGCGCGGGAAATGGTGGCTCAGGGCGCACAAGTGCTGGTGACCACATGGAAAAGCGTGATCCGTGAACTGCGCCACGAAGATTCCGGCGATATGCTGGAAAGTGTGCGCGCCGACGAACCCACGCAAAGCGGCGGGCAAACGGTTTCGGAAACGTACCCACGCGGGGTGGATAAAAAAGGCGTACGAAATGCTGAAAAAGCCTTTCTGCTGCACTATGGCTGGAAAGCCGGAAAGCCGGCGCGCGGCAAGAAGAATTCCAAAGGAAGAATTGGCGCTTACAAGGGTGATCACTTTGTGGATACCGTGGAGGCGGAGTGTGCCGAAACGGTGCCCTATGTGATGGAAGCGGTTATGAACCAATATACGGAAGGAGACTGAATATGCCTAAAATCGGATTGCTGAAACCTATCTTTGCCAAGATCACGGGGGAACCGGAGAACGCCGCCATCACTTACGCGGCGGGAAAAGTACTTGCACACGCCATCGAGGCAGGCGTGGCCTACCAGAAGAACGACAGCCCGCTGTATGCGGATAATACAATCGTTGAAAATGACACCAGCGTCACAGGCGCCGAGATCACCCTGGGGCTGGATGATATCGCTGAGGCGGATCAGGTGGATCTGCTTGGGATGGTCAAAACCGGAACAGAGGGCAACGAGGAATACGAGGTTACCAGCGGTAGCGCCCCCTATGTGGGTGTGGGCTATGTGGAGGTGCGCAAGCGTAACGGCGTGATCAGCTACGTGGCTAACTGGTTCCACAAGGTGCAGTTCGGCGTCCCGGATGAGAGCGCCAAAACCAAGAACGAGAAGCTGGAATGGCAGACCCCCACCATCAAGGGAAAGGCCATGGGTGTGTACCTGGATAATACGGGTGTGCTGCGCTACAAAATCAGCAAACCCTGTACCACGCTGGCAGCCGCGCTCACTTGGCTAGGGACCAAGGCAAACATTACTGCCGGAAGCGGCACATAAGCGGAGGGTATGATGCGAAAGATCACCTATTGCCTGATCGATGATATCCAGCTACCAATGCTTTTTACGCTTGGCGCGGAGATGCAGATTGCCGAGCGGATGGGAAGCCTTGATGCCTTGCTGAACGTTTTCACGGGAGAGGAAGACGAAGCGGAAAAGACGCTGCGCGCCGAGATTGAAAAGGGCATGAGTGTCGAGCAGCGTGCCAAGCGTGAAGCCGATAAGGATGAGGTAGGTAAATCGTTCGTGGATATGTTGCCATTTACCGTCGCCGCGCTGGCGCGGCAGGGTCAGCTATACCTTGGCGAAAAGCCGACCATCACGGAGGAATGGATCCACCTGCACGCAGCGCCTTCTGACATCGAACCAATGACACTGGCGTTGTGCAAAGCTATATCAAACGGGCTGGGCACGAGGCATAGCTTGAAGCAGGACGATGTAGACCTGGTGGCGGAGGGTATCCAAAAAAACTGACAGGGCGCAGCGGAGCCGATCCGCTGCGCCATCTTTCTTATGCACTGCAAGCGGGGATCCCGCCCGGAGAAGCCAGCGGCATGTGCGTTGGTGAAATTCTTGATTTATATCTGTGGAAACTGGAAACCGAAGCCCGTGCAAGCGGTGAGGGGGTATAGCCATGGCGGTACGCGAGATCAAAACCCAGCTGGTGCTGGACGGAGAGAAGGACTATCGCGCAGGGCTGGAAAACGCGTACAAAACCGTTTCACAGCTGGGGCGCGAACTGAAGTTGACAGCCGCCAACTTTCTGGACAACGCAGACAGCATGGAGGCGCAAACCGCCAAGGCTGAGGTACTGCGCAGGGAGATTGCCGCGCAAAAAGAAATGATCACCTCACTTGCCGAACGAGTACGGTATGCCGAGGGCGCATATGAAGGCAACACCGAAGCGCAGGAGCTATACACGCAAAAAATCGACAAAGCCATGCGCGCCCTATCCCGTATGGAGAACGAACTTGCTACCACGGAAACCGCTATGGCGGGAATGGGCAACGCCAGCGAACAGGCAGCAGCAGACCTGATGCGTACAGAAACCGCCACCCGCAAAGCTGAGCAGGCTGCCGCCGCTGCCAAGGATACGGTGGAAAAGCTCAGCGGTGGGTTTACGGTGTTCAAGGGCGTGATGAGTAATCTGGTGACCGACGCGCTGCGTAAGGGGGCGGACCTGCTCAAAGAGTTTGCCAAGGACGGCGTGACGCTGGCCAAGAACCTGCAGGAAGTGGACAACGTTGTATCCACTGCGTTTGGAGGCATGACCGCCGATATCAAAGCCTTTGCAGGGGGTGCGGCGGCGCAGTTCGGACTTTCCTCCCTGGCTGCACAGAACTACGCGGGCAAGCTGGGCGCGGCACTCAACGGCATGGGGCTATCCGAGCACGCAGCGGAGATGAGTAAAACCCTCACGGGGCTTAGCGGCGATATGGCCAGCTTTTGGAACACCACGGCGGATGAAAGCTATGCGAAGATCTTCTCAGGTGTGATATCCGGTGAAACAGAAGGGCTTAAAGCCTACGGCATCGTGATGACGGAAACGAACCTGCAAGCTTTTGCGTATGCGCAGGGCACCCAGAAGAAGATCAGCGCCATGACCGCCGAGGAAAAAACAATGCTGCGTTACCGTTTTGTGCTGAATGCCACCCAGCAGGCGCAGGGCGACTTTGCCAAGACCAGCGGAAGCCTGGCTAACCAGATGCGCATTGCGGAACTGGAAACGGAGAACGCGCAGGCGACTTTCGGAGCAAAGCTTGCACCCTCTGTGGGCAAGGTGATCAGCCGATTCAACGAGTGGATGCAGGGCGATTATGGAAAAAAAGTGATCGCCAATACCGCAGAAGCGGCGGGCGATTTAGCAGAAGGCGGCTTGAACTCCATCAGCACGGTGCTGGGGTGGATTGTGGAGCATCTGGACACCATCAAGGCCAGCGCGGCTGCCATTGGCATGGGGATGCTTGCGACGAAAATAACCAGTTTTGCGATGAAAATGGCGAGCCTGGTGAAAACCCTGATTACAGCCAGCCAAGCGGCAGGCGCGTTGAACGCCGTAATGGCCATGAAC